TCGCGTCGGGATAGCTCTCGAAGATGCCAGTTGACGGTAGCAGCTTGGAAATCTCATCACGATCCACGTTGCTGAATCGCGGGTCATCGCTGACAGTGCGAAGCAACGACTCACGAACTGCGCCAAGCGCCGTCCGTTGTTTGATGCGGTCCTTGTCGGCAAAACTCGGGTAAAACTGCGCCAACGTGCGGTCCAAAATCATTTCGCCTCCCAAACCGCGAGCACCAACGTCACGCGGCGTCAGACTCTTTTCCAAGCGATTGATGAGCGTTAAGGCGTTCTCATACTTCACCGTGTTTTCCTGCGCCTTGGTCGTTAAGGCGGTAGTCGGTTTGCCAAGCGGATTGATACTCGCAGCCTGCGCCCCTGTTGTTTGCGTCACAACCGGACGGCCTGACTCATCTGTGCTGACCGTAAGCGATGATTGATGCGATGGGATTGCCCCGCGCCACAGCCTCGAGCGTTCGAGGTGTTGCTGGTAGCCTTCAGCGTCGCCCGCAAGACGGCTTTGTTCGGCGAGCGTTGCTTCGTCATCGGACATCTTCAGATAGCGCTCGCCTGCAAGCGGCGATGCACCTTGCAAGAGCTTCAGCTTGTCAAGTGCCAGCCGGTCACGGTCCACCCCAAGCTGGCCGGTCTGGAAATTCAACAGGCGAGACTCTTGCAACGCTTGGTTCGCTTCCTGCGCCGTCTGGTGCTTTTGTAGCTGCTGCAACTGCGCGGCGTCCTGAGCGATCTTTTGCACGTTGAGCAACCGCGTCTCCTCGAACTCGCGTTGGCGCTCTGCCGCACGTTCGGCGCGTTCCTGCGCTGCCGCTTGTCGGTCCATCTGCGCCTGGGCCAACGCCTGCGCTCGGATGCTCTGGTCCGTAAGCTCTAAGCCGACACGAGCGCCAGCTTGGAGCGCCTGTGAGAACAGGTTCGGTGTTATCCCTGAAATCCAAGATGGAATTTCAAATGCCATTAAAAATCGTCTATCGGGTAAACCGGCTGCTGCGGTGCGCCAGTGTCCCAGTTGAACCAGTCATTCCAGTAATCGGTGCTGTTCGTGTTGCCGGGGCCAACGCCAAACATGCCGCCACCGCCGCCAAGAAATGGATCGTTGAACCAATCGGTGAATCCACCGCCGCCGGGTGTCGCCACTGATCCGCCTTCTGGTCCTTGGAACGTGCCCATATTGGCCCACAGGTCTTGCGGTGCCCGCCCTTGTGCGCCCCAATTGATGCCGGTCCCCGCGTACGGCTTCTCGACCGGAATACCGCCCCATACGCTTTCGCCAGGGAACCCCGCCCATGGCGAGTTCATAAACGCATTCGGCGCATTGAGATTACGCGGAGCACCACCGCCACCGCCGCCATAGCTCACGCTCGCCCCGCCTGTGCGTTGCAGCCTAGACAAGTACGCGTTGAACAATCGTTCCGCTTCGCGTGCCGCCGCCTGCGGGTCAGGCGCAGCTGCGAGTGTCGCGTTGCGGTTCGCCACTTCAAGCTGTGTCTCTGGCGATACCGTGAGCGTTTTCGCCACCGTCGGCAATGCCGCGAGAAGGTCAGCCGCGCCCTTGGATTTCTGCGCCTCGGCTGTTAGTCCAAGGTGTCGCAGCCCCTTGGCACCAACGAACGGGCTGAGTGGGACACCTGCACCGATGCCGAACTGCGCGGCGGTGTTCTGCAATTGCGCCACGGTTTCGGGGTCAAGCTCGCCCGCGAGTTCGCTGCTGATGTTCGACGACAGCGCCCCGAGATTTTGCTGAAGCATCGGGAATGCGCTCGCAACGTCTTGATAAACTGGGGGCAGTCCGATAGCATTTGGAACCAAGCCAAATGGACCCTGACCCGTCCTTGGCGGTGCATTCAAATTCCAGGCTGGCACCCCTCCGGCTGTTGGCAATGGCGTGAAAAAATCGTCGCCAGTTCTTCTGTTTGAGCCTCGATTTGGCATGTTTTTATTGCTACGCGATGCCGACTTTTGATAATTTTACCACATCACATGAAAGGCCAATCTCTCTCCGAACGTCTCTGGCAAAAGGTAACAAAATCCGATGGATGTTGGCTGTGGAACGGCCACATAAATCAAAAAGGTTACGGCACGCTGAAAGTAAACGGAGTGCCACAATCCGTTCATCGGATTGCTTGGGAATTGTATTATGGTGAGCCACCGGGGGAATTGTTGATCCTGCAAACCTGCAATGTTCGCCATTGCCTAAAACAAGAGCATTTGATCGTTGGCAAAGCCCGACACGAAAAAGCCATCTTTGAAAATTATATAAACAAGGATGGTCCATTGCATCGTTCAAAGCCAGAACTTGGACCTTGTTGGTTGTGGGCTGGAGAAATCGACAAAGACGGTTACGGGAGATTTCCAGCACCGATGGGTAAATATATTTTGGCGCACCGCGCAGCTTGGGAATTCGGAGTGGGACCAATTCCCGACGGATTGCGCGTGCTTCATTCATGCGATGTGAGAAATTGTGTTTGCGGATCACATCTGTTTTTGGGAACCAACGATGACAACTCAAAGGACATGGTAAGTAAAGGACGACAAGCTCGTGGAGAAAAAAGCGGGCAAGCAAAACTAAACGAGCAACAAGTGAAACAAATTCGCGCACTTCGAAATGCAGGATGGGAGCTAAAGCCATTGGCAATGCGCTTTGGGGTCCACTTTTCCGTAATATGGGACATCGCAAATCGTGTGACATGGAAGCACGTTTCATAATCACACGATACATCCTACCCCGACCGAGCGCGGCGAAGCGGTACCGAAAGGCTCAATTGAAATGGGAATGGAATCTTCCGGTAATTTCGACCGAAGCTGAACATTTAACTCGTGAATTGCCCTCGACCAGAGACGAAGGGCTTCATCGGTGCTGCCAGCATCTTCGGCCCTGATGCTCAGCATGGCGAACTTAATCGCCGACAGGTCATCAATCTGTACGAGGTCGTCGTCAATTTCGACTGGCGTAAAGCGCATACGCACCAAGGCGGTCACGCTCGTAAGGCCGTTGCATGACCCACGAAGACATCGTGTAATTGTGCTGTGCAAGAAAGATGGTGTTCGCACGCTTGGAGCGTAAATCGCCATATCCTCCATAACGTCGTTAACGGCATCGTAGGCGTATAAACGAACAACACCCATCGTGGCCTCTTTCAAAACTCTCGTTACCTTCCGAAATTGCATCGGAGTTCCGACAAAAGGCACCGCAAGCACCAAAACCACGCCGGGAAGCCAAGTGCCGTCAGCACGTTTGGTAAATACTTCTTGTCCGTTGGAATCTATTCCGAACAGCGTCACTGTTTTTCCAACGTCAGCTTGGAATGCTGGAAAGGCGCGAATATAACGCTCGGCTCCGCACCGCAACTGTGCTTGAACCGGAACCTCGCCATCGTGTTGTACGACTAAATTTCCGCACCGTGTCTGAGCACAGCGATAATCTGCCCCATTCATGGGCAAATATTCCCACCAGTAATCTGAAACCGGGGTCTGCCTTCCGCAGATATTAACCGCGAGCACTGTATCGACTTCTCTCGGCCAAGTGACGCCCTGACACCTCACACAAACGCTCAGTTTAGCAACGGTGTTCCACCACGAGCCTCGCACCATGAGACGTTGCACAGATTCGTTGGTCAACGCTAAGAAGGCCGGTTTGTCGGCACAAATTCCAACCGTCTCGTTTATGCGCGTGGCCTTTAATTCTCCAAGAGTAAACATACTTAAACAGCCCGATCCCAAAGGCGACCTGACGGCTTGATCACATAAATGCCGATGGCGTCAGGAACACCCGGAGTTGCATCATCGAAAACACTCAAGGTTCCCAATGGGGCTGCAATCAATGCGCCTACACCCAACGGCCATTTATCAGTGAAAGCTGTATCTTGCACCCAGAAACTACCCGTACTTTGTGAAATCGTTCCAGGCTCACCGCCATCGTACGACTCCAAATTTGTAAGAGAACCCACAAAAATCCTCCGTTCATAAGTAGGCACAACACCGCCATTCCAGTGATTTTTTGCCCATTGTCCAATCACCACGTTCCAAGTAAAGAACCCGACGATGATTCCAGTGCTCGCGTCAGTCTTTGCCCAGATACGACCGCGCTGCTCAACCGTTGGCTGGTTTGGTCCCATGATGGCAAACGCGAACTCATTCGGCAGAAACACCTCAATCGAAGCCGCAATCGCGTCCGCCAACTCTTGATTGTTTGCTGGGCAGAACCCCGGTGGAAACGGAGAAACCTCGGTGCGTAAAATGATGTCGTCGGTGGGCATCGCACAACCAATGCGCCCATTTGCCGCGATTAGCAATAGCGAAAAACCATCGGTCAGACCAACTCAACCTCAATCGTGGTCGCAATCGCCGTGAACGACAGCGACGTGACGTTGATCGTGATAACGCCGTTGGTGACGAGGCGGAAGTGCAATCCGGCATTCGTATTGCCATCGGTGACAGGTGCGAATATGCCACGAATCATCTCTGCGCTCGTGTCCAGATCGGTTGAGCGCGTGAGCACCCACGGCGTTCCAGCAGAGCCAAGCGACGTGACGACGTAGCTGCCGTTGTTCGCTCCAAGTCCTTCGTTCTTGACGAGAACACGGTCGGCGACGGATAGGGCAACGCCGTCAATGGCAGGCAGAGCGCCGTTGACATTTGCCGTCAGGACGTTCAGGACGCGGGTGTTTGCTGGAAGCGCAGCGGTTGTGGCAACGCGCCACGCGGTTTTCTTGCCGAACATCGTCCAGCCGACCACATCAGATGAGAAAACAAAGGTTCCTTGCGGTGCGTATCCGGCCCCGCCAAGACCAACCCACGAAACGACGTTGCCTTCTACGGGATGCTCATAAGTAATGGCAAGAATCCACGCGCAACCCGTGGGCGTCGCTTGGCCTGCATTGTCGTGATAAATCTTGGTGACAGCGGGCGTGTCGAGAAGTGCGCCGTTAAGTTGAAAAGGATCGAAGCCGTCGGTGACGCGCCACTCGTAATTGACGTAATTCAGGTTCGGCTCGAACTCAGGGAAAGTGCCATCCCAAACGGTGCCAGAGCCAGCAGTGCAACTGTCGAATGGCGTCAAGCTGCCGAGCAGCGATGCGAGGTCCACGATACGGAACTGCATGTCTTGATAATCGAGTGCGGGCTTTTTCGTTCTGGTTAATTCCCAAGCAACGGGCGTGAAACTGGTGAACGGATATGAGGATACGACCTGAATCGAAATGGCATCCTCGAAACTTTGAAAATCAGGCGTCGTACGGCCTTGTGGCGGTAAAAATCCGCCATTTGTGCAAGCAGGAATTCCGCTATTCCCATCAAAATTAGCCTCAAGATCAGCTAACGACGCTCTGCCACAATCACTGTAAGGCAACTCTTGCGGTGTGGTGCTGTTGTATATCAATCTGGCATTGGAATCAAATCCTGCACATGCCGCTAAACATCGGGCATTTACAAACCAACGCGCACCAAATGGGGCGGTGGCAATAAACACACCTCCGTTGATGTATTGCACATGATACGTTCCTAGCTTTAGTCCCGTCCATGCCGCTGATGCGGTAACATCCAAGGTGTTTAACGATACCTCGCCGAAGCTGGTATCGTCATCGACACCAAGGTCACACGGCACATCGGTCGAAACAACGAGCGTGAACGCGCTGATGCAATCGAGGCTCATTCGGATTCAATCCCCTCAATGCTGAACGCCGACGTGA